ACCGAATTATTTGCAGACACGCAGCGCGTTCGCAGCGTTCAAAGAATTGCACCAGATCGCGTGACTATAAATACAAATAGCGATTCAACAGAAATTGAATCTTATTCAATTGATGGTCACACACCTTTGCCGCTAACCGGGGTCGGATCACTTGTGGTCTTTTACGGAAATGATGAAGGATTACTTAATCGCGCAGGAATGACAATTCGCACCGGCGCAGAACTAGAACGCGCTGCTGCAATGTATGCGCGTGAGCCAGTGCCGCAAATGGTATTGAAATCAAATGGCACTGCACTGCCAGCAGATCGAATTGCTAAGTTGCTTGAGTCTTGGGGCGCAAGCCGCCGCAATCGCACAACGGCTTTTCTTAACGCAGACATTTCTTTGGAAACTTTAGGCTTTGATCCTGAAAAATTACAGCTGGCGGCAGCGCGTTCGTATATCGCAACCGAACTTGCTCGCGCCTTGGGCATTCCGGCTTACTTCATTGATGCTGAAACTGGATCAAGCATGACATACAGCAATGCAACAACAACACGTCAAACTTTGCTCGATTTCTCTTTGATTCCGCTGATGAATAGCGTGACCGAAAGATTATCAATGCCGGACTTTACGCCATCAACGCAGCGCGTGGAATACGCATTAGATGATTACTTGCGCGGCTCAAATCTTGAACGCGTACAAATCTATGAAATTCTCAATCGCATTGGCGCATTGAGTGCAGATGAAATACGAGTAGCAGAGGAAATGATCCGATGAAAGTACTGACACCGTTCACCATTACAGCCGCCGATTCAGAGACGCGCACAATTACTGGTCAGATCGTGCAATTTGATACGCCAGCAAATGCGTCCACTGGCAAAGTCTTATTTAAGTCTGGATCACTTGTTCCGGCATCAGTAAAACTTAATCTGGAACACGATTCAGCCCGTCCAATTGGCAGAAGCATCGGGATGGAACTTTCGCCAGATGGCAAATCAATCAACGCCACATTCAAGATTTCAAAGACAACCGCTGGAACAGATGCGATTCAAGAAGCTATGGACGGACTGCGCGATGGATTTAGCGTTGAAGCAAATGTCTCAGATCATGGATTCAATGAGGACGGCACAATGGTTGTCAATCAAGCCGAACTTGTCGGCGTTGCACTAACCCACAAACCAGCATTCGATCAAGCTCGCGTCAGTCATGTCGCAGCTACAACCGATGAAACACCAGCAACACCAGATGAAAACCCAACCGAAGGAGACGAAGTGGAATCCACTACCGAAAAAACAGAAGCACCAGCCGTTGAAACGGTAGAGGCTTCACAGCACGCAATTCAAGCAAGCCGACCAGCTCCAATGTTTACATCACCACGCAACCCAATTGTGAATATGGGTACATGGATGGAGCATTCAATAAAGGCAAAGTTAAATCCAATGTCAGATTCTGCAATTTATATTGCAGCAACAAATGACAATTTAGGTTCAACTAACCCCGCATTTAATCCAACACGTCAGCTGACAGAAGTTATTAATGGACTTAGCAACGGTACACGCGGGGCAATAGATGCCGTCAGCCGTGGAAATTTGCCGGACGCAGGACTTCAATTTGAAATTCCAAAGATCACACAAATTGCAGAAGTCGATCCAGTTGCAGAAAATGGCGCGGTAACTAATACCGATATTAACAGCAGCTTCATCAGCGTCCCAATCACGCGCTTTGCAGGTCGCAACGTATTGACAACGGAGATTATCGAAAGATCTTCACCAGATTTCTTCAACGAACTTGTACGTATCATGGGATCAGCAATGGCATTTGCTCAAAACAAATACGTTGCAGCTCAAATCAAAGCCGATGCCGCAACTGATGGCACACCAACAGCTAACACAGCAGCAGGATTGATTGCATACGTCAGCCGCGCAAATGCAGCCGTCTATGCAGGAACTCAACGCTTTGCACGTAACATCTTGGTATCGCCCGGACAATGGAGCAACATCATGGGCTATAACGATGCAGGCACACCATTGTTCAATGCTTATCAGCCACAGAATCAAGCTGGTCTTGTAACTGGTCAATCACAGCGCGGCGTTGTACTTGGCTTGAATTTCTTTGTGGACAATTCAGGTGAATTCACTGGAACAGCCGATGATTCAATGGTTGTACTTGAACCAGATTCATTCACTTGGTATGAGAGTGGAAACTACCGCCTTGATGTCAATAAGCCATCTGACGGAACAGTTGAGGTCTCACTAAATTCCTACGGGGCATGTGCTACAAAGCTCAGCTCAGGTGGAAATCTCTTCAACTTCACCTAATAACTAATCATCGACCGTAGCCGCTCCCGGATGCGGTCGAGCAGACGAAGGGAACGGAAATGCCACAGATCGTTACCGCACAACAGTTGCGCGACATTCTTGGCGTCTCCGTTGCCCTTTATTCTGACGTCTATCTAAACCAGATGATAGAAAGTGCAGAATTAACCATTCTGCCATTGCTTACAGGCTACCAATCAGCAGTTACCGAAATTTATGTTGAGAATTCAATCGCGTATTACGGAACACAGCGCGTCAATTATTTTGTGCCGGGTCAAAGTGTTGTAATTACTGGATGCGGAATTTATGACGGAACAGTGACAGTCACCGATGATCGTATCGCACCGTTAGTTTTTACGTCTGCCACAGCTGAGGCAGATTCGACATACACGATCCCCCAGATTCCGGCAGGGCTGGCGTGTATAGATGGGGCAACCGCTGGCGACCTATACGCTGGCGTTGCTCCCATTAAGTCTGCAATTCTTGTTGTATCGGTTGAAGTGTTCCAAAGCGTGACCGCGCCGGGCAATCAAATTATGAGCGATCAATTTCAGCCATCGCCATTTATTCTTGGACGCAGTTTAAGCAACAGGATCATAGGGCTACTTGGTCCATTTTTAGAAGTTGAAACGATGTGTTTATGACCATTGAAGCCGACATCCGAACACCGTTGCAGACTGCGCTGACATCGATTGCCGCAAATGTGTACAACGGCATCCCAGAGGCAATGACCAGCCCATCAATCGTGCTAGTTCCAGATTCACCATATTTGGAAAGTACTTTGATCAATGGATCAACCACAAAAGTCAAAATCAATTTTTTGGTCACTGGCGTAGTTGGCTATTCAAGCAACGCAGCAGCTTTGACCAATCTTGAGGATTTGATGATCTCAATTATTTCAACCATGCCCGGCGGCTATGTCGTGGGCGATGTAAGTTCACCAACACCTTTGGAAGTCGGCACAGGAAAATTCTTGACAGCTGATTTGCAAGTTTCAACGTACTACACCGACTAAGGAGAAAATAAATGGCAACGACAATCATCACTGGCAGAGACATCACTTTCACGATTGACAGTGATACTTTCGATGCTCAAGCAACATCAGCGACTTTAACAGTCGATTCCACAATCAATACATACCAAACACTTGACGGAAAAGCATATTACACTACGGATACGCAGGGATCATTTGCCGTTGAAATGTTAGCCGACTGGGGAGCAGCTTCATCATTGTGCGAAGCACTTTGGACAGCGGCAACAAATGCGCCAAATACAGGATTGCCAGTCGTCTTAGTGGCAGACACAGGCGCATCATTTGCCTTCGATGTGCAGCCAATCTTGCCATCAGCAGGCGGCACTGCACCAGATGCGCAGACCGTATCACTTGCCTTTACTTGCGTGACCACGCCAGTATTAACAATCAGTTAGAAGGAGACCGGGAGCATGAAACTACCAATCACAATCGAATACACAACAGGGATCAGCGAGACCTACACTGCGCAACCGCCAGAGTGGGCAAAGTGGGAAACCAAAACTGGTTTCATCATCTCGCAAGCGCAAGACAAGATTGGCATTGGCGATTTGATGTTTCTGGCGTATCACGCCATGAAGCGCGAAGCTGCTGGCAAGCCAGTCAAGTCATTTGAGATTTGGATGGAGACCGTTGCCGAAATAACAGTCGGTGATGAGCAAGCCCCAAAAGTTACGCCGCCGGAAGTATAAATCGAATCCTTTGGGATTTGGCTATTACGACCGGGCTTAGTCGATCAGAATTTGAATCGGCTGAGGATATACTTACAGCGATCGAGATATTGGAGAAGCGCAATGGCTGATGATGTAGTCGCTTTTAATCGAGCGGAAGTCAAATCAATCATTTACGCATTCAAAGGCATGGATGATGATGCCGTTACAAAAGCAAAATCAGTCTCGAATGGTCTGGCGACTTATTTACAAGGCAAGATCATTAACAAATCTCAAGGACGTGATAAGGCATCAATGAGAATTGCTGAGGGTTCAAGGGTTAGCAAATCATCAAAAGTTGGAGAAATGTCATTTGGCTTTGCATCTCAAAAATTCTCAGGCGGCGGCACAACCCAACAGCTTTGGGGCGGTTACGAATTC